TCGAAAAGGTACATTCTTTGGTAACTCTGGACTTGCCCCTGATGACATTGCCCGAAGCGGAATCCGCGCGCGATGGTCTGGCCGCTTGGGGCAAGATTGTTTTGGTCATTAATCGCGCCGCTATCTAATATCAACCGCCAACGCATAGGAGCGTTAAAAATGGCTAAAAATCTGACTTACATCATCTATGAAGGGCCAAGCCTTATTGACGGGCAGCCTATCGTTGTTTTGTTTCAATCTGGCAGCACGAATCGCAAAACTGGCAATATGGCGCAAACTTATATCCTGCATGCTGAGATTGATCCTATAACGGCATCACGCACAGGCAAGGATTCGGCAATCTGCGGTGATTGCATACATCGCGGGCAAGCCCATTCTGGCGATAAGGGGCAAGCCTTGAATCGTTCATGCTATGTCACCTTAGCCCACGGCACATTGGGAAAATGGAAAGCATATAAGGCTGGCAAATATCCTTGCGAGTCTGGCAATGCTAACCTTGCTGCTTTGGGCGCTGGCCAAGTTATTCGCTTGGGCACCTATGGCGATTTAGCCGCCGTTCCTAGCTGGATCTGGTCCAGTTTACTGTTAGATGCTGCTGGACATACAGCCTACACACACGGCGCGGTGAATCCTATGCCGCAACAGATCATGACAAGCGCCGATAGCTTGCCGCAAGCACAATCAGCTTGGCAACGTGGTGAACGTACTTTCCGCGTCATTGCTGATCTAGCGCAGATCACTAAGCGAGAGGTGCTTTGCCCCGCTAGTGAAGAAGCAGGCAAAAGGTCTACTTGCGAATCTTGTAAACTTTGCGCGGGTGCATCGGTCAAAGCGAAATCTGTGGCGATTGTAGCGCATGGCACAAGCAAGCGCGCGGCGCTATCTAATATCAATAAACTAGAAGGGGTTTAAGGTATGACATACAAGGAAATTTGCGATATTTACGATCACAACCCCAACTTGACGCTTGCGCAATTATCTAAACTTACTGGCAAGCCCATTGCCTACCTCAAGAAAATATTGATGAAAGAATAAAGCATGGAAAAGAAATATCACGTCATTCTATCGGACGAGCTAGGCGAGGAGTTTAGCGTTGAATTGCTCGCGCCAGATATGCAAAGCGCTTGCGATATGATCAAAGCAGAATATTCAGAGTCCAGTATTGCCAGTGTCCGCGAATTGAAACCTTACAATAGGGCAGACTGACATGATTTACGAAACAACACGTCACGCAACAGAACTTGAGGCAATAGCGCAGGGTGAAGCTTTCAAGCTTTCTTGGGGCTTTGGATATGGCCCTAGCTATCAAGTTTATCTAGATAACAGAACGGGTGAGTGGGTATGTTACACCACCCGCTATTCTTCCTGCGATTGAAGGGAAAGGCCTATGCGATACCTCAATCACGCCTTAGATATTATCGGTTTTGTTGCCCTATTCTATGGCATCTTCTATATAGCTATGGCGCTATAGGAACGCCGCTAAGTAAACTCTAGCATTGGCCCTGTGGGTATCACGCCCGCAGGGCTTTCGTTTATGCAATGGGGCTTGCAATGGCGCTGTGACAATGGGGTGTTTTGATACCTCAATCAATAGGTTAGATATAGATCAATGCCCTAGTCAAAGTGTTACGTTATAACATTGCAGGATTGCGAATCAAATCGAGTGGTCATGGCACGGCCCTATCCTGTGTCAAGTTTTTTCTTTCGTTTTGCATCATTTTGTTTGAATACGCCCCTATTCTGTGACATCTATGCAACACTAATCCTTGTTGCGCACAAGTTTTGTTACATCTGATCACATTTTCGTGAGTTATTGAAACATTTGTATAATTCGCTTGACAAAATTATGGGCTTGTGACTTGGGACCCCTATTTTGTGGGGGGGTGATTCGGTGGGGGTGGGTACACCCATATGAATCCAAAACAAAAAATTACTTTTGACCCTCACCTACGAGCGGAACTCTACTCTGGCAATGTATTGTACCAATGTGCAGTACCTCTGCATCAACACAAAAGGGTGATAGTTTACATCTTAAGGTAGCAAACTTACCTACTTTAGTGATAACTGTAACAAACTGTAACAAAAAGTGATCAACTTTCTTTCCTTATTTATCAACAACTTATAAAATAGTTACAAAATAATACCAAAAAGAGTGTCTAAGATTTCAAATCGTGAAGGTATATATAAGTAAGGGGTAAGGGGATAACTTAAGTTTCCCACTATCGCTTCTTTAACATAACTAGTTTATATACAGAGTATGTTGTAGAACTTAAGTAGAGGACTTAAGTACAGGAGATACCTGATTCTAGCTTAGATCTAGATTTGGGACTTCTAGTCAACCAAGACGAACACCTCCAAATTATGTTGATAATAGGTATGAGGTCTTGCCGATGACAACTTATAGCCCACAATCTGTGCTACCCACATAAGTTACTTTGTTGTTATAAGAAAATTTATTGTTGCCTAAGCCCGAAGGGCAGAACCAAGGGGCCAAGTGATGCCAGAAAAACTACCTTATAGTAAACTAGTAGAGAAGCACATCCTAGAGTGCATCCAAGGTGGTGTTGGCATCCGTCAGATGATCGCCTCTATGCAACACCTAGCCCAAGCACCTAAGTCTCTCTCCACCATGTACAAAACATATGGTAACTTTATTGAAGCTGAGAGAGCTAAGATTAACGGGCAGGTTGGTAAGAAAGTTATTGACCAAGCTCTAGCTGGGGACTTCAAGTCTCAAGAGTTGTTCCTTCGTTCTAAAGGTGGGTGGTCTCCAACTCACACAGTTAATGAGGTTGAGCAGGATGTTGATCCTGAGCTAGATGAAAGTGCAATCGACACTCTGATGGGATTGCTAGGATTAAATGACCAAGAAGAAAAATAGCTTGTCGGTGTAGCTTAATGGTAGAGCGGCAGTCTCCAAAACTGCGTCTGTGTTGGTTCGATTCCAGCCTCCGACGCCATGCTACAATGTGGTAAGACTTAATACGAAGATAGATTAAGCTGCGTTAGCTCAGGTGGTAGAGCAGTTGTTTTGTACTCAACAGGTCGTGGGTTCGATGCCTACACGCAGCGCCAGAATAATTGATGACGGATCGACTAAGGGCTTTGGCCTGAGAGCATCAACCCCGCAACAAAAGTTGTGCATTTGCTTATGGCGATGGACTTAGGTCTGGGATGTCGAAGAATACAAAATTAGTAAGGTTTCATTTTTGTTGTATTAAGACTAGTTTTTCCGCTTAGTGCTTTAACTATGAAACCTAAAGGCTTAACATGCAACCTCAACGTAAGATCACTTCTGAAGTCCTAAGAACACTTCCCCCAGCAAAAGTAAAAGAAATCCTATCCGCGCTAGGGCCAATCAAAGCTGAAGAACTCAAGCATACGTGGGAGTTTTGGGCTAGGCCAAATCAGCTTGAGCCAGAGGGTGATTGGAACACTTGGGCGGTAAACGCAGGACGCGGGTTCGGTAAAACTCGTTCTGGTGTTGAGTGGGTAAGAGAGCAAGTTAAACGTGGTGCTAAACGTATCGCTGCTGTAGCCTCTACCAACTCGGATATTGAACGGGTTATGGTTAAAGGTGAATCTGGTTTCCTCAGTGTCTGCTGGAAGGGTGATAAAACCTACAAGGATAAGCCTATGGGTTTTCCTGAATGGTCACCTACTAAAAGGACACTGACATGGGAGAATGGCGCTCAAGTCCAATTCTTCTCTGCCGAAGAACCTGAACGTCTCCGTGGCCCTCAGTTTGAAATTGCTTGGTGTGATGAGCTTGCCGCTTGGAATAAAGACATAGACACTTGGGCTATGCTACAGTTCTGTATGCGTCTAGGTAAGCATCCACGTATTATGGTGACTACTACACCTAAGCCAACAAAACTAGTAAGACAAATTCTTAAAGACCCTAAGACACACGTTACTACAGGGTCTACATTTGATAATGCTGCTAACCTTGCTCCGACCTACTTGACTGCTGTTAAAGAGCAGTATGAAGGTACTAGACTAGGTAGACAAGAACTTTACGCTGAAGTCCTAGAGGAAGCGCAAGGCGCACTATGGACTACAGATATGCTAGACAGATGTTCTGTTAAGCACGAAGACCTCCCCGACTTTACCAGAATTGTTGTTGCACTAGACCCTGCTGTTACCTCTAACGCTGAGAGTGACATGACAGGTATTGTTGTTGCAGCACTAGATGTGAATGGTGTTGCCTATGTCCTAGGTGACTACACAGATCGTCTATCCCCTCAAGGCTGGGCCTCTAAGGCTGTACAACTCTACCATCAATATGGTGCAGATAGGATTGTAGCTGAGAAGAACCAAGGCGGGGATATGGTCAGAACAACACTAGAAGGTGAAGATGAAACAGTTCCTATCAAACTTGTACACGCTTCTCGTGGTAAATATGCCCGCGCTGAACCTGTATCTGCCCTATACGAGCGTAATCTTGTTAAGCACGTTGTAAACCCGCCTGATGGTGCTAGTCTAAATGAACTTGAAACACAGATGAGAACTTGGGAGCCTTTAGGTTCTATCGGTTCACCTGATAGATTAGATGCCCTTGTGTGGGCCTTAACTGAATTGTCATTGAATGGCTACAGTAAACCAAAACTCGCCCTTGTTTACAGCAATTCCAAGGGTCTCCTTAATAAATAAATAATGGAAACCTTTAGTCATGGTAAATAATCTCCCAGAGGCGGAAGCAAAGCTCGTTCTTGGTGTTGCAGGCCAGAATACCCTACATGGACAAATCCGTGCTGACGAGTTCTTGCCTGAGCTTCGTGGTAAAAAGGCTGTTCGTAAGTATCGTGAGATGCGAGATAACGATAGCACTATTGGTGCTGTTATGTACGCTGTAGAGCAAATCCTACGTGATGTGACCCTAGACGTTAAGGCAGTTAATGATACCCCAGAGGCTAAAGCTGAGGCTGAGTTTGTTAAGAGTGTCTTGCATGACATGGATCATACTCTAGACGATCACATTGCAGAAGCTCTGTCTTTCTTGTCCTATGGCTTTGCTTGGTTTGAAGTTGTCTATAAGCGCAGAGTAAGCCCCACCTCTCGTAGCGACAAGAAAAGATCGAAGCACGAGGATGGTCGTATTGGTGTACGTAAGATTGCTTCTCGCGCACCTTGGACAATCAGTAAGTTCGATATAGACCAAAAATCTGGTGACGTTCTAGGTATCGAACAAGATGTAGGTGGTTTTAACAACAAGAACTACATTCCTCTTAATAAGTCTCTGTACTACCGCACAACAAGCCTAAATGGAGATGCCTCTGGGCGTTCTATCCTGCGTAACGCATATACCTCGTATGAGTACCTGAATAACCTTCAGTCTATTGAGGCGATTGCTGTAGAACGTGAACTTGCTGGTATTCCAGTTGCTCGTATTCCCTCAGAGTACCTCTCGAATAGTGCGTCCTCTGACCAACTGTCTTTTGTGACTAGTCTCAGAAGCATCCTACGAGACGTTAAGTTTAACGAGCAGGGCTACATTATCCTACCTTCGGATACTTACCCAGATAAAGATGGCGCTCCAACTAATGTTCGTCTTGTTGATGTAGAATTGATGGCCTCTAGCGGCACTCGAAATATCAACATTGACCCCATCATCCGTAGATACCAGCATGACATTGCTCGTTCAGTTCTGTCTGAATTTTTGTTGCTAGGCTCTCAAGGCGGCTCCTATGCTCTGTCTAAAACTAAAACAGACTTGTTCCTTCGTGCATTGGAATCTTATATCCAAGCAATCGTTGATGTCTTGAACAAACAGTTGGTTGAACGTCTGTGGCAGTTGAATGGCCTAGATTACGGGCTGATGCCAACTATTGTTGCTGGTGATGTTGCTCCTCACGATCTGCGTGAACTGTCTTCCTTCCTTCGCAATCTTAATGGTGCAGGGATTGACGTTAGTAACCACCCAGAGGTCATCTCTGACCTTATGAGCATTGCTGAACTAGAGTACAACCCTGACACTCCTCCCCCAGTACCAGAGGCTACAACCAATGACTAGCTGGGAAAGACGTGGGTATGAAGTTCCTGATGCGAGGTTAGTCCAAGCTGAAAGAGAAATCTACAGACAGTTTGGAGAGTTCGTTTCAATTCACGAAAAGGCAAAGTCCCTAATCAAGTTTGGTAAATCTGCTGCTCTTGTTACAGGGTCTTTGCAAACAGTTTGGACAGTAGGTGGAGATGAAACCTACGTCTCAGCAAATGTCATTGATAGCATATCTTCTAGCTCCTTAACCGACCTACAAGAAATCTATATAGAGGGCCACACTGTCTCAGGAAGTGGTGAGGATCAGAAGTTTACTTTTGTCTCTCAAGTCGTAGCTTTAAATGGTAGGACAAGGGTAGCTTTACCCATTCCCCTTGCTAGGGTCTCTATGGCCTACAATAACAATGGCTCTTTGTTGACAGGTAGGGTCGCAGTATATGAAAACACTTCCCTTACCAATGGTATACCAACAGATGTGACTAAAATCCACATTGACATCCCACTTGGGTTACAAGAGTCTTTTAAGGCCGCGACAACTTTCAGCGACAAAGACTACTTTATCTGCACTGGGGGCTTTGGGTCTGTTAGTCTAAAGCAAGATGGGGCTGCTGACTTCTACTTAGAAATAAGAGAGGCTGGGAAGGTGTTCCGTCAGGTAGCTGCAATTAGCGCCACAAGTTCCTCCCCTTGGATTATTGATCTAGACCCAGCAGTTGTTATCCCTAAGAATTGTGATGCTCGTATCCGAGTAGAGACCAGTGCCAATGGTGTTGTCGTATTTAGTAATTTCAAGGGCTACTTAGCAAAGGTAATACAATAGATGTCTGATGATATTGAAAAAGGTGTCATGGACACTCTAGCAGACAAAGCAAAAGACTTCAACGAGAAGTATGGCGAAAAGCATGGTCGTGTTACCGCTGCAAAGTTAAAACAAGTCTTTGATAGAGGTATTGGCGCTTACAAGACAAACCCAAGTTCTGTTCGCCCTAATGTTACTTCTAAAGAACAATGGGCTTATGCCAGAGTAAATAGCTTCTTAGAAATCTATCGTGGGGCTAAAGCCGCTAACCATGATAAAGATTTGTTGCCAGATGTTCAAAAGGCACAGTACGCCAATGACATCTTTACCACAGAGATGGAAGCTGTAGCTCGTAGCTACGATATGGGTCTGGGTGGATACACTCACGTTTCCGAATACAACGGACAGGCCGTTTTTATGCCCGCTGAGAGCCATGAAGCCTATTTGGCATACTATGGTGCTGAAGACGATGAAGAAGGCTATGAGGACGATCAGGACGAGGCTACGGCCCCTTCTAGTGAGCGTATGGCCATGTTGCAGATGGTGATACAAGAAATTCTGAAAGAAGATGTTCAGAAGGCAGAGTGCCAAGGTAAAACTGTAACCTTGAACAAACCTCGTCGCATCACAGGTGGCAACAAGAAGTTCGAAGTTTTCGTCCAAGATGGCGATAAGGTTAAAAGAGTAACCTTCGGTGATCCTAATATGCAAATCCGCAGGGATAACCCAAAGGCTCGTGCGAATTTCCGTTCTAGACACTCTTGCGACACAGCTTCTGATAAGACTTCGGCCCGTTATTGGAGTTGCCGTATGTGGGAAGCAGACACCTCAGTGAGTGAAATGACTAAATCAAATATTGAGGGTAAAATCCTTAAGGTTGACGATGAGCAGCGTATGGTTTTTGGCTGGGCCTCTGTGGTCACTGAAGACGGACAGCCTGTAATTGATCGTCAGGGCGATGTAATCGAAGCAGAGACTTTGGTTAAGGCCGTAAATGAATTTATGGAGCATGTGCGAGTTGGTAAGGCTATGCACACAGGGGAACAAGTTGGTGTTGTTGTACACTCGCTTCCTATCACTAAAGAAATTGGTGAAGCTCTAGGTATCCACTCTAACCGCGAAGGATGGGTTGTTGCTTACAAAGTATTCGATGATTCCGTCTGGGAACGTGTGAAAAGCGGTGAACTCGCAGCGTTTTCCATAGGTGGACGCGCTCAAAAACAGGAGATTTAACTTGCCTAACCTCCTTAAAAACTTGCAGCTTGAGGAACTTTCCTTGGTGGATAGACCTGCCAACGCACAGGCAATGGTAAGTCTCTTTAAGCGCGACAACTCAGAGGGATTTGAGAAGATGGATGAAGAAATGGAAGCCAAAGTTAAGGCTTACATGGAAGAAAAGGCTTGCGGTCGTGAGGAAGCCATGAAGGCTCTCGGCTACGATATGGCAAAGCCAAAAGGGAAAGCAAAACCTGACCCAATGGAAGCTATGAAAGCTGATGTTGCACGTCTGACCGCTGAGGTTGATCGTCTGCAAAAAGGTCTGGATGAAGCTGGTTACGTTGTTAAAGCTGACGTAATCGAAAAGAAAGCTCCAGTAGAGACTATTGAAGTTGGTGGTGTATCTGTTGTTAAAGCTGATATTCCTGCACCAGTTCTCAAAGCTCTTGAAGAAGCTGAAGTTGCTAAGAAGCAACATGAGATTGAGAAGGCCGACATTGAACTGACTAAGCGCGCAGAAGAAACCCTGCCTCATTTTGATGTTAATGTTGCCAAATCTTTGCTCAAAGCCTTTGCAGAAGACAAAGCTATCGTAGAGGCACTTAAAGCTGCTGACGTTGCTTTTGCTACTGCTATGACTGAAGTTGGTGAATCGGGGGCAGATGGCACTTTTGCTAATGCAACTGACGAATTGGACGCACTGGTGAAGTCCTATATGGACAAAAACAACATTAAAAAGAGCGACTATGCTAAGGCTTATGCGGCTGTAGCTAAGACCGATGAAGGTAAAGCTCTCATCAACAAATCCTATAAAGGGGAATAATTATGGCCGTTATGCAATCTCGTGATAACCGCACTTTCATCGCTGGCGCAGATTTGTCGTCCGCACAATTTAAATTCGTTACTCTAGAATCGACTGGTAAAGTAATTCTGGCTAACTCGGCTGGTGAGCAGGCTATTGGCGTTTGCCTTGTTGGCGGGGCTGCTGATGCTGCTGTTACTGTGACCCGTAGTGGCTCGGTTATGGTCATTGCTGGTGGCACGATTGCTGCTGGTGCTGCTGTAGCTACTACCGCTGCTGGCTTGGCTCTGACTGCTGCTTCGGGCAACGTGGTTATGGGTTACGCTAAAGAAGCTGGTGTTATCAACCAAGTCATCGAGATTGAATTGATCTCTGGTGGCAATGTTGTCCCCGCTTAATTCTAAAGTATAGATAAAGGATATTACTATGCCTATGTTGACTCCCTCCGCTGTGCATATCGACCAGCCACTTAGCAATCTGACGCTGGCTTATGTTCAAGAGCAAACGAACTTTATTGCTGACAAAGTGTTCCCCACTGTGGGCGTACAACGTCAGTCGGACAAGTACTACATCTATGATCGTGCGAATATGAACCGCGCGGGCGATGTGCAGAAACTTGCTCCACGTACCGAAGTAAATCGTATCGGTATGTCTATCTCGAATAGCTCGTACTTTGCCGATGTTTATGGTGTAGGTATGGACTTTGACGAGCAGACTTTGGCTAACGAAGATGCCATGTTGGACATTCGTTCGGCTGGTGCTACGACTCTGGTAAACCGCCTGTTGATCCATCGTGAGGAGCAGTTCGCTTCGACCTTCTTCACAACGGGTGTCTGGGGTAACGAGTTTACTGGTGTTGCTAACGCTGACAATGACACTGTTCCTGAAGTGACCCAGTGGTCGGATTACACTAACGCCACTCCTATTGTGGACGTGACCTTGGCTCGTCGCACGATGCAACTGAAGTCGGGTGGCTTTAAGCCTAACACGATGGTTGTTGGTAAGGAAGTCCGCGACATCCTGATTAACCACCCTTCGATCCTTGCTCGTCTGAATGGCGGCGCTACGATCAGCAACACTGCCCTCATTACCGATGCTAAACTGGCTGAAATCTTTGAAGTAGAAAACTTCTTTGTTATGGAAGCTGTGAAGAACACTGGTGCTGAAGGTTTGGCAGAAAGCAACGCCTTCATCGGTGGTAAGTCGGCCCTGTTGACCTACACGCCTAACTCGGCTGGTCTGATGACCCCTGCGGCTGGTTTGACCTTTGCTTGGAACAACATTCCAGGGGTCAGCAACTTGGGTGTGACTGTTGAATCGTTCTCGGACGATGCTCTGAAGCGTCAACAGATCGCTGAGATGATCCAAGTTAAGATGTCCTACGATATGAAAGTTGTGGGCGCTGATCTGGGTGTCTTCTTCAACACCATCGTTGCTTAATCTTAAGCTAACATACTAATGGTTTACCCAAGGTGTAAAAGCCTTGGGTATAACCCAATGATAAAAGAACATAATAGTAATCTCACAAGGATTTGTCCAAATGCACCCTAGCTATCTAGGTTTTCAAATTGATTGGCCCGTATTCGTTAAAGTCCCCTTTGTTGCCGATGGTAAGCAACTTAAGCGTGGTGACCACTTTAACTGGGTTGGTATGCACAATGTAACAGAAGAAAAAGTTGCTACCCTATACGCTGCTGGTTTTATTTACCACAACAGAGAATTAGAAGTCCAGAATAAAGTGGGTGATCGTCTCTCAGAGATGAATGGTCAAAAACTAGCAAGTCTAGTGAACCTGCTTAACGCTGAAGTAAAATCCAGAACTTCTAGCACGACTGAGTTTGAACGCAAGCGTTGTAAAAAGTCTACTCTAGACGACAAACAACGGGCGCTTATTCGTAGGTTCTTGCTATCGAACACTTGGATCACAGAAGATTTTTACCGCATCCGAGATAAACTTCTTGGTGAATAAATAATAGGGGACGACTTTATGGCGTGGACATACAATGCCGCTGATCTAAACAACACCACACCTTCTGGTCGTCTCAATACTGTACGTCTCCTTGTGGGTGACACTGATACCACAGATCAGCAGGTTCAGAATGAAGAAATCACATTCAGTTTAGCTGAGAATAATGACAACACATACCTCTCTGCTGCTTGGATTGCAAGAGCTATTTCTTCTAAGTATGCTCGTCTGGTTACAACTAAGCTAGATGGCGCTCTTAGTGCTAATTACTCCGATCTTGCTAAACAGTACCAAAGTCTTGCTGACCAACTTGAGTACAGAGGAAAGACAGACGGGGCTGCTGTTGGTATCCTTGCTGGTGGCATTACTAAATCTGATGTCGAAGCTGTAAGAGCGAATACTAATCGAATTGAAGGTAGCTTCCGTAGGGATCGTTTCAAGAACCCACCAAGTTACGATACCCCAGAGTATGAATAAGGAGTAGGATATGTCCTTTCGTTCCTACGACCTTCTTAGGTTGGTGAGAGACTTCGGTAAAGAACTCACTCTTAGAAAGAAGACTACTGCTGGTTCCTATAGTCCATCTACTGGCACTGTAACAGGGTCTTCTACCACAGATTATACATTCAGTGGTTACTTCTTTAACTTCTCTGTTGGCCTGCCCACTAACGATGAACTTCGTAGGGGAACTCGTAGGTGTATTGTCCCTGCCCTTGGTCTTGCTGTTGCTCCTGATGATGAAGACTTGATTGTTGGTCAAGGTGATAATGTAACTATTGTCAAAGTCACTACTGTATTCAATTCTGGTACTGCTGTTTGCTATATCTGTGAGGTCTCTGAGTAATGACCAATGACCCCATTAGAACTCAAGCAACATTCAAAGCACTTAAAGACAAGATTGAGAACCTCACAGTAGAAAAAATAGAGACTAGGTTAGAAGAAGTCTCATATTATGCCACTCACACAGCTTTACAAGATGGCGGACTTGGCACTGGGGTTGACACTGGGGCTTATGTTACATCTTTTTCTTTAGGTGCTGCTGGATTTAGTGGTGGCCGAAAAAGAAGTTCTAGGGGTAAGCCTACTAAGCAAGATGCTGCTGCTAAAAAGCAAGAGGGCTACAGTAACTTGTTGTCGGATATTAAAGGGCTTAATATTAAGCAGATGTTATCTCTTGGCAACATAAAGTTTACCCTTCGTAATAGATCACCCCATGCAAGAAAAGTCGAAGATGGCTGGACTAGAAAAGATGGGAGTAAACTAGACGGGTATAATGTCTTCCGTAAGATTAGGAGCAAGTTTAGATAATGGCGAGTGTTTATGATGACATTAGGGCCGCTTTGGAAGTCAGACTAGCTGCTGTTTCGGGTATCCCTGCTATTGCTTACGAGAACGTCTCTTTTAGCCCCACTACAGGCACTCCATTCGTTCAACCTAAGTTTATCCCTACCTCTCGTAGACCTGCTGTAAGGGGCGCTAATCCTCAACAAAGATATGAGGGTGTCTTTACAGTATTCTGCTATGTGCCAGAGGGTAATGGCCCTGCTGCTGCTGACGACCTAGCCGACAAGGTGATTGAAGCCTTCGATGCTACAACTGATATTTCTTTCACTAATGCTGCCTCTGAAACAATCATAGTTTCTATTGACTACGCAGAAAGAGATAATGGCTTCATTGACAACCCTTGGTATTATGTCGCTGTAAATATCGGCTGGTATCTATATAAATAATTCCCCACAGGAGACATTAAAATGCCCTTTTCGCAAGGCTCTCGTTCCAGCCTATCGTTTGTTACAGAAGTAACATTTGGTACTACCCCCGCTGGCAACTTTACTAACCTACCTTTCTCTACCCACTCGCTGAACTTGACCAAAGATCGTGTTGCTGGCAATGATATCCAAGCTGATCGTATGCCTCGTGTTGATCGTCATGGCAATCGTCAAGTAGCTGGTGACATTGTTGTTGATCTACGTGATGGTGTATATGATGCCTTCCTAGAATCAGCTATGCTTAATGCTTGGTCTACTAACGTCTTGAAAGTTGGTACTACGCCAAAGTTCTTCTCTATCGAAGATTACGCTGCTGATATTGACCAAGCTCGTTTGTTTACTGGTATGTCGGTCTCGACTATGGGTGTCTCTCTGGCCCCTAACCAGATGGTTACTACCACGTTTGGTATGGTAGGTAAAGACATGACCATCAGTGCTACCCAGAAGACCCAGACAGCCGCTGCCAACAATGCTCCTTTCGATGCTTACTCAGGTGACATTGCTATTGGTAACGTAGGCTCAAGCTCTGCTGTAGCGATTGTAACTGGCCTTGACTTCACTCTGAATAACTCGTTTGCACCTACCTTTGTGATTGGCGACAGTTCTGCCCCATCGCTTGAGTATGGTCGTGCTGAGATTGAAGGTACTATCACTGCTTACTTTGAAGATACGGCTCTGATTAACCGCTTCTTGAATGAAACTGAAACAGAACTTGAAGTCTCTGTGAATGATCCAACTGGAACTAACGCTTACTCGTTCTTGTTCCCACGTATTAAGATTAACAGTGCAGATGTTCCTGTTGATGGCCCAACCAGCCGTATCATCAACCTGTCCTTCGTGGCTTTGTATGATGCAACTGAAAACTCCAACTTGGTCATTACTCGTCCTGCATAGTTTACGTAACCCCTAGCTAGGGAGAGGAAGCGTAGGAGTCGGGTCTTACGCTTCCTCACAAATTACCTAATACAGTAAATAACCCGACAAAACAACTACAAACCCCGACAATTTACCTTAAAGGATAACCCGACTATGGATTTGCTAGACCTGACCCCGAAATCAGAAGAACTTGTTGTTGCCCTTAAGCACCCCGCTACTGGGGAAGTTCTTAAGAATGAAGATGGCAGTGACATGACCATTACAGTATTTGCCCCTTACTCGAAAGAGTATAAAAAAGTCCTGCATGAGATGACCAACAAACGTCTCAAGAAGTTGCAAGGTAAAGGGGCCAAAGAAATTACAGCAGAAGAACTTGATGAAATCTCGCTAGATAGTTTGGCTAAGACGACTAAAGAATGGAATATCACTTTTAGTGGTGAGAAGCCTAAGTTGTCATTGGCTAAAGCTCGTGAGATTTATGAAAGGGTCTTCTGGATCAAGGCTCAAATCGAAGAAGCCTCGGAGGAAGCTCTGGGTTTTATGAAAGCCTAACTTGTGACCTCTGTAATTGGGCTGAACATCAGTTTAAGCTCAATAGACGTGACAAGGATGGCATAACTGAGAGAGAGCATCTTGAGCAAGTAGAAAGGCAGATTGGACGTAGACCTGAAGCATTGGAACCCCCGACAGATTTCCCAATGTTACTAGGACACGTCTGGTCTGCCTTTTTGGCATTGAGCAATAGAAGAAGTATGGGGTTTTCTGGGCCTAACCCAATTACCTTTGAGCAGATAAAAGCGTGGAAAGAATTGACTGAAACACCGATAGATACTTGGGAGATACAAGCAATCATTAGGTTAGATGAAGTCTATATGGGGGTGGCTAATGGCTAATGACTTAGTTGAAATTGGTATTAACGTAAAAAGCAATGCTGATGCTGCCTATAAAGGCCTTAATAGCTTAAATGGCGCGGTTGTAAACTCTATCAAATCTGCTGAAAGACTAGAGAAGAATTATGCAATCTTGGATAAAGCTGTTAATAAAAACAAGATAACCCTTGAGCAATATGCAAAAGGTGTGCAACAAACAGATGCTGCGATAGCAAGTCTACAACAACGCATGAATGATAGTTCTGTGGCAGTCCAAAACTACGGAAGGCACGTTAATCAGGCCAAAGGTTACACAAATCAGCTAGGCTTGGTTACACAGCAATTTGGTTATCAAGTGGGTGACTTAGCAGTTCAAGTTCAATCTGGGACTAACTTTTTTGTTGCTTTCGGACAACAGGCTACCCAGCTTGTCGGTACATTTGCAATGCTATCTCAGTCTACAAAAATGATTGGGGTTTTCACTGCACTTGGGATAGCAATTCCAGTGATTACTGGTATCCTTGCCTATATGACTAGGACTAAAGAAGAAACAGTTAAAACTGTAGACGCATTTCAAAAACTACGTGATGCTACTAAAGAACTCAATACTGAGCGTATGAAACTAAATGATCCGAAGTTTGATGAAAACCTAGTTGGGACAAGAGAAGAACTAGACAGACTAGCAAAAGCCTATGAAGACGCTGCAAAAAAAGCAGACGAACTAGCCCTAAAACAAAGCCTTTCTTATGGTCGAGGTGGGGCTGGTATTGCTGTTGCATCCATGCAAGCAAAATTAGCACAAGAGGCTGCTGATGCTGCTGTAGAAAAGGCAAAAGCTGAACTCCATGCTTATCAACAAGAAGTTGGGCTTGCTAAAGCACGGGAAATGAATAATGCCCGTATTGATGCTCAAAACGAACAAGGTCTTCGTGACCTAGAAGCAAAGAGATCTTTGGGCATTTCTATTCTGTCTACTATTGTAGAGGAATCAAGAAAAAGGGCTGAGATCGCTAAGAGCATTGGGGAAGCACACCTTGATGCACTAGGTCTCTCTACTGTAAATATCGAAGGTGGAATTAACAGGGCAGCAGAGGCAGCTAGAGTTCTTGCTTCAAATTTGGGCATCTCTTTATCTGCTGCTACAAATATGGTCAATTTAGCTGCTAGTGACAGGTTAAAGCAACTTCAATTTGAGTTTTCCGCTGGCGGGCAAGCCATGCAAAGATATGGCTCTCGTGGTGCTAATGTTGGTGCAGGTATGCCCATGATTGGCCCAGATGGTATCCCAATGTTGCCAAGCACAGGTAATGGCGGTGGTGGTGGCGGGGGTGTTGCTAGTCCAGACGCTCTTGAAGCACTACTAAAGAGAGTAGAACTTGAGAAAGAACTGCTTGGTACGTCTAAAGAATATCAAGAAGTTATGCAAGCTATCAAAGGCTCTGACAAACAGTACTCTGATGCAGCTATCCAAGGTGCTGTTGCTCGTCTAGAAGCCCTTAACAAAGAAAAAGAAGTTCTCCAGCAGATGGAAGAACAACATAAACAGATAGGGGACATTCTAGAGTCTAGTATGACAAGTGCTTTTATGTCTATGATTGATGGGACAAAGAGTGTCAAGGATGCCTTTAGAGACATGGCTCGTGATATCATTAAGCAGCTTTACGAGATCCTTGTTGTTAAACAAATGGTAAATGCTATTACGGGTGCGCTAGGTTTTGCCAATGGTGGTGCATTTAGCGCTGGTAGACAAATCCAAGCCTATGCTAATGGTGGTATTGTTGGTGGCCCTACTTACTTCCCTATGGCTGGTGGTAAAACTGGTCTAATGGGAGAATCTGGCCCTGAAGCTATCATGCCTTTGAAAAGAGGTAAAGGTGGTAAACTTGGTGTGGCTGTAGAGGGTAACTCAGGTTCTGTCAACGTAGTGAACAACATCAATGTTACAGGTGGTTCTGACCCTGCTGCTATTCGTGCTGAAGTAGCTAAACTTATGCCACAGATTACAAGTGCCACTAAGAGTGCCGTTATTGATGCTCGTAAACGTGGTGGAAAAATGAAAGCAGCCTTCCAATAAAGGATAATTACTTTGGCTATCTCTTACCCATTGGCATTACCTACCTCTATTGGTATTGCTGAAATCACACTATCTGCTAATAATGCTGTTGCTATTAGTCAGTCCCCCTTTACCTTCCAACAACAAATAGTTCGTCACGCAGGACAGAGGTGGACAGCTTCGGTTTCTATTCCCCCAGTTCGTAGGGATTTAGCTGAACCTTGGAATGCTTTTCTATTGGCTCTAAATGGGCCTGTAGGAACTTTCTTGCTAGGAGACCCTAATGCTAAAGCGCCTATGGGAACAGCCACCTCAGCTACTCTTACAGGGACTGCTGGCTCCTCTAGCCCTACTATCACTATGACAGGGACTCTGTTGGCTGGGGACTATATTCAACTTGGTTCTGGTGCTACAGCAACTCTCCATAAAGTGTTGGTAGATAGAAGCGGTAGTGGTACAGTAGAGATTTGGCCTAAGTTACGTTCTACTGTGACAGGCGCTACTGTAACACTAAGTAACACTGTTGGTAGGTTCCGTCTATCAGGTAATCAACAATCATTCAGCATCGACAGTGCCAGTATTTATGGTATCAGTTTTGATTGCGTAGAAGCCCTATAAGGTAGTTAATATGACAGATAAGAAAATCTCAGAACTTACCCCACTTACGGGTGCTAATGCTGCTCTAGATGATTTGTTGCCCATTGTGGATGTAAGTGCCGTTGAAACAAAGAGCATTACTAGGGGTGAGTTTTTCCTTAACCTACCTAGTTTTAGCACTATTGATATTAACGGGGGAACTATTGATGGAACAACTATCGGGGCTACTACCCCTTCTACAGTAGCTGCAACAACTGGTACATTCTCAGGTGATCTTTCTGTTGCAGACAAGATTGTCCATACAGATGATACTGACACTGCTATTCGCTTTCCTGCTGATGATACAATGACAGTAGAAACAAGTGGTCTTGAACGTATCAGGGTGAATAGCACAGGTCTGGGTATTGGTAAAACACCAACTTCCCCTCTGGATGTTAATGGGCAAATCACTAGATTGTTTACTAACGTAGGTACTAACACTGTTGCACAGGCTTTGGCAACAAACCATGTTAGTCAAGTAACAGTTAGCACTAATATCACACTAACAACAACTGTACCCCCTGCTGGAACAACTGCTCGTGTTATTATTGTGACAAGTGGTACTACCTCTAGGACAGTAACTTTTGGCTCAGGCTTTAAAGCCACTGCAACATTGACAACTGGTACTGTATCAGGTCGTAGGTTTGTTATTACTTTTGTGAGTGATGGAACACAACTCCTTGAGGCTAGCAGAACCTTAGCCATTACAGTATAAATTTGAGGGAACGATAGAATGAGCAGAGATATAGGTATAGTCACAGTCGCAGAACTGTCAAAAGAAGTCCTTGCACCATTCTTTGCTGTTGAGCTAGACCTTGATAGTGCGCCTCTTTATCTCTGGTCAGGATATGGTGATCTAGTTATTGATGATAAGACTTACCTTGGTGCTGGTCAACTTCTTAACATCTCATCTGTATCTGAAACTACTGAGATGGAAGCTAAAGGTGCAGTTATCTCAGTCTCTGGCATACCATCTAGTTTTCTCTCTTTAGCTCTGCAAGAACCTTATCAAGGACGAGAGTGTCGTATCTACTTTGGTATTGTACTAGGGGCAGAATCTATCTTACAAGAATCTGGTTTCTCTTTGTTGTTGGAAGATGGGGGTTTCTTAGCTCCCGAAGACTCTGGGATAAGTTTAACCGAAGTCTTCTCTGGGGAACTAGACCAGATGAGTATAGAAGAAACTTCTGACACAGCTGACATTTCTATTGCGGTAGAGAATGTCTTGGTTAAACTTGAACGTCCAGTTGTAAGGCGCTTTACTAACGAAGATCAAAAATCTAGGTTCCCTAGTGATCGTGGGCTAGAGTATGTAGCCTCGCTACAAGATAAAGAAATCTTCTGGGGAAAGGCTGCTCCGAAATGATAACTTACCAACAAGAATCTTTGGTAACATCTAAAGCAGATGCTATCCCACTTTTAACAAATCACTGGGAAGAAATAGCCCTCAACAAAGATAAGATTAAGTTGAACCCAGACTGGGATGCTTATGCTAACCTAGAGGAAGCGGGGGTACTCAAGATATTCACCGCAAGTGATGCAGAGAATAAACTTGTAGGGTATTTTGTTGTTTTTGTTAAAGCTCACATACATTACAAAGACAACTTGTTTGCAGACAATGACCTTTTGTTTGTTGACAAAAATTATCGCAAAGGTTTTACTGGCCCAAGGTTGATGAAATTTGCTGAGAAGTGCTTGAAGGCAGATGGTGTTGACGTTATTATTGTAAACACTAAAAGGCATAAACCTTTTGATTCCTTACTTATTTGGCTAGGATATAAGCACATAGAAAATCTTTACTCGAAGGTGTTATAATGGCAATATCGGCCCTTGTTGCGGCTATATCGACTGGTGTGGGCGTAGTAGCTGGTACCATAGCTGTTTCTAGCGCATTTACTTACTTCCTACTTAGCACAGCTATGGGTGCTGCCCTTAATGCCCTTACCCCAAAGCCTACCGTACCCTCAAGTAGCCTTGGGCGTTCTAGTGGTGGCTATAGTCTTCAAGGCACATCTGGCTCTGCTCTAGATCATCAGATCATTTACGGAGAGACTAAAGTTGGTGGTGTTCGTATATACGATTCGTCTACTGGGAGTAAAAACAAGTTTCTGAATAGAGTTATAGCTTTTGCTGGTCATGAAATCGACAGTTATCAAAAAATCTATCTTAATGACGATCTTGTTAAACTAGACAGTTCTGGTAACGTCACCTCACCCTCTCGTTATAAGGGACTGGTACGTATTAAACGCTATTTTGGGACAGAAACTCAAACGGCTGATGCACAACTTATTTCGGAAACATCTGGTTTAGCTGTAGCTAAGGGAAGGTGGACAACTAGCCATAGATTGCAAGGTATAGCTTATCTATATGTACGTTTTACCTATGATGCAGATGCTTTCCCAAATGGTATCCCTGATGTATCTGCTGTTATTCGTGGTAAAAAAGTCTTCAACCCTGCCCTCAATACTACAACTTGGCGTAATAACCCAGCCCTTTGTATCAGGGATTATCTAACTTCTTCTTATGGCCTAGAACAACCAGCAAGTAGAATAGATGATGATCTAGTTAATATCGCTGTGTCTATCTGTGACCAAACTGTAGAGGGAGAAAAGCGTTATACTTGTAATGGGGCTTTTGTAACAGGTTCATCCCCAGAAAATATCTTAAACGATTTGTTGACTAGTATGGGTGGGTTGCTTTGGTATGGTCAAGGTAAGTGGCGTATTAAAGCTGCATCTTGGACAGAACCTCTTGTAACTTTTGATGAAGACGACTTAAGATCAGGTATTTCCCTTTCTACAAGACATTCACGTAGAGATAGTTTTAACTCTGTCAAAGGCAAGTTTAAAGGTGAGGAGAGTGACTATCAACCTGCCGATTATCCAGAGGTCACTGAAGCCTCTTACTTAACTGCCGACAATGGGTTGGTGAACGTATTAGACCTTTCTTTGCCATTTACTTCCTCAAGTAAGACAGCACAAAGAATTGCTAGGATAGCTCTTAATCGTAATAGGGAGCAACTTACTTTTAGTGCTGCTTTTGGTATGAGGGCTTTTCAAGTACAAGTTGGAGATTTTGTTAAGATTACCAACGAAAGGTTTGGTTGGAGTGAGAAACCTTTTGAAGTAACCGAATGGACTTTTGGCCTAACTGAAGACCTTGATGTACAAACTCGAATGATCTTAAGGGAAATCTCTGAGGGAGTGTTTACTTCGGTAGATGGTCAACCTTTTGAGAACAACAATACAACCCTGCCTGATGCTTTTTCAACTAGCTTAACTGGTGCGCCTGTTATTACAGAACAGTTGTATGTAACAAGAGATGGTTTGGGCGCTCGTGTTCTTCTTGACATAAAGTGGGATGCAGCAGAAGACGATTTTATTGAGAAGTATGTTGTTCAAGCCCGTAGGATTGCTACTCTCGAAGGTACACCCATAACAAGCGAGTTTCTATCTCTACCAGAAACAACTCAGACTATGACTGAGCTTAAAGACGTAGAAACAGGCACTTGGGAAGTAAGAGTTAAGTATGTAAACTTGCTTGGAGTTTCCTCTGAGTATTCTACTTCTACAAAAACTATCTTTGGTCTGACTGCTATTCCAGAAGAACTACAGGGTGTAACACTACAAAGTGCTGGTGGTCTAGCTATCCTCAAGTGGCAGAGGTCTACTGACCTTGATGTTAAACTTGGTGGCAACATTGTTATTCGTCATAGCGAAGCTGATACACCTACTTGGCAGAATAGCTACTCTATGGACAGAGTTGGTGGCAATGAAAGTATTGCTGTTGTCCCCTTGAAAAATGGAACTTACCTAATTAGGGCAGAAGATAGTGGCGGGAGACAGGGGCCAGTTTCTATGGTAGAGACAAAAGGTATTCAAGTTATACCTTTCACATCTGTTGGTGTTTTGCAAGAGGAAACGTAAACTATGGCAGTCTTTTCAGGAGCAAAACAAAATCTTGGTGTTGCAGATGGTAATCTGGTCATTGATGGGGCTTTAGCTGTTGATGATTGGGAAGATTTTGATAGCGTCAGTAATGTTGACTACAATGGTGGGATACTTTCTCAAGGTATCTATACTTTTGCAAATACCTTTGATTTTGGCTCAGTCAAAAGAATTAGGCTGCGTAGTCTCATAGAGCTAAATGCACTTAATCTCTTCAGTTTATTTGATGATAAGTCAGATGATATTGATACTTGGCTTAATATAGATGACACCGATGGGGCAGAGGTTGATTGTGTTGTTGAGTTTAGACAGAGTGACGATGCACCATCTGGATCACCAGTGTTTACAGAATACAGCCGTGTGGACAACACAGAAATTGAAGCAAGACTTGTGCAAGCAAGGGCTATCCTAACTACCGCTAACCCCGCTTTTAATGCGGCAGTATCAAAACTTAGACTTTATGCAGATGAGGTGGCCTAATGGCTCAAACGACAGACTATGAAATTGCAAACTCTAGCGGACTAGTTTTCCGTGGGAGGGTTAATGAGGTATTTGCTGCTGTTCAGTCTAATAACTCTGGATCGACTGAACCTACTGGTACTGTAGCTTATCAGTTTTGGTACGATACAGCCACTAACATTTTAAAGATTAGGAATGCTAGTAATTCAGGTTGGATCAACATCGTATCTGTGGGTCAAGCAGATGCTTTAATTGTCCTCACTTCTGGTACGGCTGCTACATATACTCCGACAGTAGGCACAAAGGCTATCCGCGTAACAGCTATGGGCGGCGGCGGCGGCGGAGGTGGTGTAGACGGGCAAGGGGCTGGTACGGCAGCTTGTGCAGGCGGTGGTGGTGCTGGGGGGAGATCGGAAATTCTTATAACGTCCCTCTCTGCATCTTACACCTACACTATTGGTACTTTTGGTGCAGGTGGTGCAGCAGGTGCAAATAACGGGGCAGGGGGCGGAACAACCACGTTTTCAGGCGGTGCAGTTTCTCTATCCGCAGCGGGAGGTGCTGGGGGCACGGG